GTATGGTGGGTCAGCACACCTGTATGCAGATGCGGGGGGTGCTGTCTGAAGACTCCGAGATGATCACACAAGCCCTACGCGGCCGATTTCTCTCTAAGCCCGAAGTCCGTCAGGAGTTCATGCAACTACTAACCCTATAGAAAGGAGAACAAAAAGATGAAGCTATCGATTATTGCACCGCCCAAGCTACACCATTACGAGGCGATTACGGATTTCCATCTTCTCCCCGTGCATCACCTATTTGAAGCCGGGATGAGGCTGTTCTACCGGGAACTAAGAGACCGCGGCGACTACATCATTCTGGATAACGGGGTAACAGAGAGGGGTACTCCCTGCGGAGTTAATGTTCTTGCGGAGTACGCGCTTACCGTTGGGGCTCAGGAGATTGTGTTGCCGGACGTCTTTGACGATGGTCCAGCAACTGTGGACTCTACGTTCACTGCTCTTGAGGAGTTCAAGAAACTCTCAACCAGACCTCTGGATGTTAAGCTGATGGCTGTTGTGCATGGTAGCACCGAGGCCGAATGGACTCAGGTGTACAACACCTTTGTTGCATGTGATGACATCGACGTAATTGGGTTCCCGAAAGTGATGACGCGAACCTTTGGGAGTAGATTCCTGCAGCTCCGAACCATGTTCCAGACGGAAGTAGTACAACGGTCGATGTACAAGGAGTATCACCTACTCGGGGTATGGGCCAGTCCAAGTGAGGTTCCGAACTACAAGCGGTACTTCCCCTGGATCAGGAGCATCGATACCTCACTGCCAGTAATGTCCGGGGTATTCGGAGAGGACATCTCTATCAGCGACCACTTTGGTACATTCAGGAAGCACCAACTCGATGAGGGCCTCACAGTAGACCCCAACCCAGAGGCCACGCTACGAAACATTGCAGCGTTCCTCAAATGGACAGAGCATGCACAGGGAGTAGGGTAATGGCCATCGAACCGAAGGCACCCGGAGCCGACTGTGAATCCTGTCCCCTTCAGGGCGCGAAGATGGTTCCCGGGACCGGCCCGACCACGTGCAAAGTTGTAGTGGTAGGAGAGGCGCCCGGGGTTACGGAGGCACGACTGGGAAAGCCGTTTGTTGGGCCATCGGGAGAGCTACTCCGACGGACGCTCAATGGTTACGGGATTGACGACAAGGACATTTATGTCACCAACGCTGTACTCTGTCATCCGGCCAGGAACAAGTTACCGCCGAAAGCTGTACACTGTTGCCGTCGTAGACTACTTGCAGAGATCGTGGCCCATAAACCGGAGGTAGTGTTAGCACTCGGTAATACTGCTACACATGTACTCCTCGGAGACATCGGAGGGATCACGACGATAAGAGGTCGCCAGTATGAGGCTGTCGGCCTTAAAGACATCGTAGTAGTACCGACACTACACCCGGCAGCAATCCTAAGGCGACCATCGTCGTTTAGGGACTTCTCGGCAGACATTAGTAAGGCGTTTAACCGAACTGTCAACTCGGTTAGTACCCATCAAGGTCCCGTGGACCGACGGATAATCCTCGACCAGCAGGAGGCTGTAACCTTCCTTCAGCACCTCGAGCGAATGGCTACTACAGCTACTAACGAGGCTGGAGCACCAATGAAGGTTACGGTTGACCTGGAAACCTCTGGGTTTGACCCCTTCGACGACTACATCCTGTGCATCGTGTTCTCGTGGAAGGAGGAGCAGGCTGTCGTTCTGGGCCTGAACCTCATTGAAGACTCCGAAGTAAGGAAGGCACTCCTTGATGCGTTTACCAGTGTCCACATCGCTTGGGGCGGCCACGGAATGAAGTTTGACCGTAAGCACCTAGTTAGTGCGCTCGGAGGTGTAGGGCCAAAGGTTTCGTGGGACACCCTACTACAGCACTACATGCTCGACGAGCGCAAAGGGACCCACGACCTCAAGAAGCTGGCAGCGGGTAATCTGAACGCTCCCAACTGGGAGGGAACTATTAAGCAGTATCTAAAGAAGCCGAGTACCGATTCGTACGCATTGCTTCCTGAGTCGGTACTCTATACGTACGCACTACACGACGGAGACTACACTACGAGGCTCCGAATGCTTCAGGAGTCAGAGTTGGCTTCTCGGAAGAGGCTACAGTGGGTATACGATAACCTACTGGTTCCCGCGTCCAACGTACTGGCAGACATAGAGCTCTTTGGAGCTCGAATCGACCAGTCCGAGCTCGAAGGACTGGATGATGAGCTCACGGGAAAGATCTTCGACCTAGAGTGTGAACTCTGTACGATGGCAGGAGATCCCGGGTTCAATCCTAATTCTACTCAGCAGGTAGGACGCATCATATTCGAGAAGTTTAACCTACCACATATCAGGGGCAACAGTACCGACGCGGATGTACTTGAGGCTCTGGACAAGAAGACGGGCCACCCATTCGTTAAGCTGATGCGCAAGCAGAGAAAGGTAGCGAAGCTACACTCAACCTATGTTAAGGGTATCGAGCGGCAGTTGTCGAGTGACGGGCGAGTCCGTTCATCGTTTATGCTGCACGGAACAGTTACGGGAAGGCTCTCGTGCCGCGACCCCAACCTACAGAACGTCCCACGCAAGGGATCGGGGATACGACGTTTGTACATCCCGTCAACTCCTGCAGACTTTCGAAGGATGTTCAAGCACGTATACGGAAGAGTACCCCAGAACATTCGAGACGACGATGAGCTGGTAATTATGCAGGGCGACTATAGTCAAGCAGAGCTTAGGGTCCTAGCTTGGATTACCAAGGACCCATTCCTGCTTGAAGTCTATCGCTCCGGGAGGGATCTACATAGTGAAGTCGCAGAGAGAATGTTCGGACCGGAGTATACAAAAGAGCAACGCGTTGCCGCAAAGATGGTCAACTTTGGTCTCGTCTATGGAAGGACGGCAAGAGCTCTTGCGAGGGATACTCGAATCCCAGGTATGTCCTACGAAGAGGCCGTGGAGTACATCAACGACTTCTTTCGTAAGATGCCACGTGTTACCGACTGGTACCAGAAGACCAAGGCTCAGGTCCGTCGAACAGGAATGGTTACTTCCCTTGTCGGGAGAGAACGACGATTCGGAATTGTCACCCAAGAGGTGCTACGTGACGTCGAGAACCAAGCTGTCAACTTTATGTGTCAGTCTCCAGCAAGCGACTTCACCCTTAGATCGCTTTGTAGAATGCACGAATGGTGTGTTAGATCCGGAGCTGCCCACATACTGGTCACTGTCCACGATAGCATTATTCTTGAGTGTCCTAGAAGACTGGTACCTGTGGTCGGGAAGAAGCTCGCAACGCTAATGCAGTCGACCGCAGAGGAAATGATCGGTGACGACGTTGTACCGTTTCCTTCTGATATTGAAGTAGGATCAAACTGGGAGGACCTGAAAGGAGTAAAGGTGTAGCATGAACCTAGACCAGTTTAAGAACGTAATGATACAGAAGCTCAACGAGAACGAACATAAGGGAGGCTGGAGTACTGATACGCTTCAGCAGCTACTGACTAAGCTCTGCGCAGAAGCTGAGGAGCTTATGGGAGAGCTAGCAGCGTGGAACATTGACGCAGACGCTGTAGTAAAGGAGTGTGCAGACGTTGCTAACTTCGCGTACGCTATCGCTGACCGGGTAACTCAGCTACACCCCAAAGAGTTAAACATGTGGCCGAACGGTATACCTGCAGGTGCAGAGGAGGACTCATGACAACTGTGCTCGCCTTTGATCCGGGAGAAACAACAGGCTGGGCCTGTGCGTACTCAGAGACTGGGAAGTTAGAGACGGGGGAGCTCCGGTACTGGCGTGGAGCCGATCGACTCATCCGAACTGTCCGACCTGACATGGTTGCCATTGAGTCGTTTCGGCTCTACCCGGGTAGGGCATTGGGTCAATCATGGTCCGACTTTCCTCCTGTGCAAGTAATTGGGGTGCTACGGTTCATTTGTGAGGACCTAGCACACGTTCGGTATGTACTTCAGTCAGCCTCTGAAATGAAAGGGTTCGTACTCCGTATGCCGGGGCTTAAGATATCGGTACACGAGTACGATGCATCCCGCCATGCAATGTTGTACCTAAGGAGAACTAGCGATGACGAACGGTTCAGAGATTACTTTCGGGCCAAACCGCAAGTTAGAGGTGCCCTTGCACGCGTTGACGGACTCACAGCAAAAGACGATGCTCCGAGTCCCTGGAGCCGTAAAGAGGATCGGGAAGATCCTAGTGCCGCAGGAGCTCCGGCTACTGGAGATGTTGGTGCTTCTGGTTCCGGAGATCCAAATGTGCGAGGGGGTCTGGTCGTGGTACCAAAATGAACGACGAGTTGAGAAGTCACTCATCAAGTTCGGAGGAAGAAAAGACGCTCAGCTCAAGCACTTCGAGCGTGCAGATGAACTCTATCCGTTCCAACGTGTTGGGGCAGAGTTCATCAATATGGCTGGGAGAGCACTCCTGTGCGACGAGACAGGACTGGGCAAGACTGCAACCTCAATCGCAGCTGTAGTGAGCTCTCAGATGATGATGAGGGTCTTAGTTATCTGTCCGAACTCACTCAAGCTCTGGTGGGCCGACGAGATACGAAGGTGGGACCCTACGGGTCGTAGAGTAACCGTAGCAAACTCCGCTACTCGAGAGGTTGACATTAAGCGGTTCATGAGTGGTACCGGCTGGCTAGTTGTTAACTGGGAGCTTGCAAGAATCGGGACGGAGTTGCTGGATCAGTTTGTATGGGACTGGATGATCTGTGATGAGGCACATAGAATCAAGAATAGACGTACTCTCACGTACAAGAGTGTCTCGCAGCTAATGTTTACTAGACTCATTCTTGCAACTGGAACCCCAATGTCGAATGAGCCTGGAGAGCTCTGGTCACTGCTTCACTTGCTAGCCCCTAGCGAGTTTCCGTCGTACTGGAGGTTCTATGAAATGTATACCGAGTATAAGGCGAACTACTTTGGGGGGAGAGAAGTAAGGGGAGTTAAGAACTCCGAACTGCTACGACGTGAGCTAGCTCCACGGATGCTCCGGAGAACCAAGAAGGAGTTCCTCCCGCAGCTTCCAGACAAGACGTATAAAACCGTACATGTATTGATGACTCCTCGTCAATTGAAGATGTACAAACAAATGGTCAAGGAATCGATCATACGGCTAGAATCGGGGGAATCTGTCGACGCGGTCGGAGCAATTGTAGTTATACTGCGTCTCCAACAAATCCTCTCTACAACTGCTACTTTGGACGAGTTCGACAGTTCAGGCAAGTTGGATGCTGCTTGTGAACTTATTGCTGACGCTGTCGAAGAAACGAAGGTTATCGTGTTTACTAAGTTTCGGAAGACCGTTGAGGCTCTAAGTCAACGCCTTGACAAGGGCAAGGTAAAGCATGTGGTTATTATGGGGGGAATGACTGGTGGGGTAGCTCCAGTCGTCAAACAGCTACAGGAGGATGACGAGGTACGTGTTGCCGTTTGTACGTTACAGGCTGCGGGTGAGGGTCTGACTATGACTGCTGCTACCAAGGTGATCTTCTTAGAGAAAAACTACAACCCGGCCACCCAACAGCAAGCTGAGGACCGGGTTCATAGAATCACTCAAGAGAAAGCTGTACAAATAATCACCGTGGCCTGTAGAGGCACAGTTGATGATTTCGTACAGGAGATACTCGAGCGTAAGGGTGCGATGACCCATAAAGTGCTAGGCACCGAACTCCTCACGCACCTCAAGGAACAGGAGGAGGTGGGAGTAGATAGCCGGTAGCCCAGGCTATCACCAAAGCTGTAGTGACCGTAAGGGCCACCCCACCAACAAGTCCGAGGAGCCATACTGCTCGATCGACACCACGACACCAGATGTGCATCTCACGCTCAAACACTTCTAAACGCTCTATACGATCAACGAGACTCTCAACCTCGTCCCGACTTACTAAGCGGACGTTAATGGCATCTAGCTGTTTTTGAACGTGTGCGAACTTAGTTTTCATGAGATCGTGGAGACTTTGAATCCTCTCTTCGAGTATACCGTTTATTTCAGGAGGCATAATACTCCTTCCTTAACTAGTTCTGTATATGGGTAACGACGAGGTACTGATCCAGAATACAAATCGCTATTCCCATGCAGAACTTCTGTGCAACATACTGCACGTTGTCAAAGTCGAAGCCTCTCTCGTTGGTCAGTGCTGCCCCTAAGCTCGATCCCCGGGCATACTGCATCAGAGCCGTTGCGTCATTAAACTGAACAACTCCACCGATAGCTTCCTTACTCATCTGATCCCTGACGAACCATTGGAAGTTGGAATCGTCAACTGGAATCTCGGCTTGCACAGGGCTCTCTACGTGTTTCCCGTATACATAGACGGCCAAGATGGAATGGTGACCCGTCGTGCTCCCGGGGACTTCGATGTCGGGGTGCCGTGTATGGAAGCCTGTTACTACGTCTGAAGGTACGTACAACCCTCCAATACTCTCGACCCAGACATCCATGGTATCATTCCGGCCCGCCGGCACATCCCCCATCGGTCCGTTAGGATCAGTCTTGTCGAGTGGAACTGTTCCGGCAGTGTTGTTGCCTGTGTTACGCCACCCAACTTTTACGTTCTGCAGTCTGTTACCGTTCTCGTTGAGGACCTCTACAAAAATGCTGTGGTCCCCGTGATTCTCTTCTGGGGTCAACAAGTGGAGGTGAACCAGTTTCGCGTAGCGGCCCCCAGGTTCTAGTTCCATGTCTGGCTCTACAATTGTAACTCCCCAATCAGCTGGAACGTCGTTCCCCATCTCTATAGGGTCCGCCGGCTCCGGCTCCGGTCCGGGCGTAGGCTCTGGCTCTGGACCGGGTCCAGGTTCCACTTCGCCCATTCGGAGTGCAGCATCCTCCCACTCATCTAAGCATTCAAACGTCTCCCAGCCGTATGAAGGGCCGGCTGTGAACATTGCAGCTCCTACAACGTAATCGTCTAGACATAGCTGTTGATCGTACTTGTGCATGCCCTTTACAAATACCTCACGATCTATTCCTTGACGCCATCCAACGTCTTCGTAGCCCTCGACAACTGCGTGTGTAAGTCCACACTCGGTTATGAGAAGACCCCATCCCCACTGTGCTGCCCATTTCATCTGGGTGCGATACCGTAGTAACCGTGCATTCAGTTCCCAGTCCCAGGTGTTCCATGTGTACTCGTGCACACATATGTATCCTCGGGGAGGTGTTACAGCGTCGAAGGTACGAGGGAAGTGTGTGGAGTCAATTAAAGGTTCCCCCTCCCATCCGAAGTTGCCGGTTGGTAGGCAGAACAGACCAATCTTGACGGCAGGGTTCTTCTCCCAAATACTACGGGCGAACTGTGCTTGGAACTGATCGAACTTTGCAAGGTCGCCAGGTGAGGTAGTGTTGTTTATTGCCTCGTTGTAGACTTCAGCGACGTGGATGTCGTTAATGACAGATTGGAACCGCGTCGCGAAGTCAATTGCACACCCCTCTGGGTTGTCACTGAATGGCTGTGAGTCTACGTGGATACGGTATACAATCTCAGTGTCGGGGGCGGCTAACTGAATCGCCTGAAGGTCGCTCACTGGTAGCCCCATTACCTTAACCATTGGAGGCTGCAACCTCTCGATAGCCTCCAGGGTTTGGGGACTCATTATCTGGATGTGTGGACAGAGCTTTGAGTACATTGGTCTGTTCTCCTCCTTGGTGATCATGTGTTGTACAAATGGTAGCTCATTGTTTAGTGCAAACGGCCCGTTATGCCACGTTGTGTGTAGACCCTGATCTTCGAAGCTGTCGGCTTGTTGGGCACTTAGTAACTGTACTCCAATGAGCCACTGCATCCACGTGAAGAAGTTTGGGTCAGCGTCGATAGTACGCTGCATGATGTCGGTGTATGTTATCTGTTGCTGAACGGTATTCCTTGCGTACCTGCTATCATTGTGGCTGGCTACAACATATCCCCCTTCTGTTGCAATCATTGGTACGTATGGGAGAAGGCCTACCTCTGCTAACAGTCTTCGATGTCCGAGCCACGATCCGAAGCAAGTGTCGTCCGTCTCAATAGTTGCTCCGGGGTTCTTGTGCTGCTGCCTTATTAGGTTAATGTGGTGCTCGTCTACCTGCCACGGGAGAAAGACCCACTTGTCTCCAGTGTTCTGGCGATACTCAAGGGAGACCTCAGCAAGCTTAGCGAGGTACTCTTCATGTGTCATTGGGTACCCAACTTGATTGACAGCGTCGTACGGATAATCAGGTGGGTGGTTTAGGGGGTACGGGTGAATGTTTGTCCAGCCGTGACCCTCGATGAAGATGTCTCTTCGCTCTTCGGGAGACATGTACTCTAAATAGGGGTTGATTATGTTTCCGTCGGGGTCGGGATATAGCCACGTAGTGCATGCAGGAGTTCCAGGGTAGCCGCCCAGAGCATTGATCTTATAGGCAGCTGGAACGAACGCTCTCCAGCAACGCTCTACCCAGTCCTTCGGGATCTTGAAGTCGTTGTGTGCCCACTCTCCTCCACATTCTGGTTCGTTCTGGTAGTAAAAATAGTTGACACCTTTCTCAATAAGCCGGCCCACTGTGTCTTCCATGCGCGAGTCAAAACGTGCGTCAGGTCTATTGAAGAGACGAATGACACACTCAATGCCGCGCATGTGAAACATGTCGACAATACTCAGCCCACCGTAGTACGGATTAGGCTGAAGTGTCGATCCTCCACCGTCGTCAATGAGTAATACCCAGCTAGCCCACTCCGCTGTACGATCGATGTACCACGTAAGGTCAGCGTGTGCGTGATACTGTATCGGCGTCCAATGCACCCCGGGGGAGGGGCTACCGTACCCAGGGTACCGTTGGATGGTTATCTCTGGCATTGCCGTTCTCTCCTTTGGCCACTCAACGTATAGATGAAGCTGGTACAAGTGGCCATCCACGTACTTGCTGATGACTTTGTCTCCACGGATCCACGGTGGTCGTGTTTCGGTACCTTGTGTATCTGCAAGACTCATACAGTACATAAACCCGTTAGACTCAAGTGATGGGCCGATAGTACCTACTACTCGTGCTGCGAGTGTACGTGCCTCTGTTGTGGGTGGAAGCCTGCCCATCCACTTGCCTGCAATGACGTTAGGGCTTTGGCCAGCTTCGGCTTGAGTCAGGATAGTTCTAGCAACTGCTGTCCTACCCTCAGTTCCCAGTATTCCCGCCTCGCCTTCGATGATCTCTGCGTATAGCTCTATGATCTCTTCTACGTTCATATCCCTCTCCCTAGAGGTAGGGGGGCATAAGCCCCCATCTACTCGCCCGCGTTGAGTTGCCGTGCTTTACGAGACTTGTCAAAGTTATACCATACTTGTTGGAGTACAGCTACAGGTAAGACTACGTTCATCCAATTGCTCACCCACATCTGCCAGGTTGCGCTTGTAGGAGGCTTGTCGTACAAACCCACTAGCGTCCCGAACCACCATACGATTGTAATTAGGAGAGCTGCCCAGACAACGGATATCACATATTTAGTGAGTGAGCTCCAGCTCTCCAAGAACGGAAATGGCTTAGTCTCCAGCCAGTAGTAGAGCTTGACGCTCAGCCACGGCACTCCCATCGTAACAATTAGTACGATGAGCCATGTTAAGGCGTCAGTCTCTCCAGGTAGTATTGGTGCACCCACGATATTTACCTCCTCTTACTAGATGTTCTGGTTTGTAGTTCCTCGAGCAGATACTCGGCTAACCTCCACACCCGCCAACTCCGCCAGCGCACGAACCGCATCGCGCAGATCAGCCGCCGCTACGACACCGGAAGACCCCAACCTTCGCACACGCGCCCGCAACGCCGCCAGGCGTAGCGCTTCCTCATCCACCACCGGTAAACCCATTTCCCGCCTTAGTACATCGACAATCGCCTGGACGTCCAGGTCCATTTGCTGAGTAGGCTTCTCGATGGTCAACTCTTTCCCCACCAGTGAGAATACTGGCACCACACCGAAGAGCATATTGAACAGCTTACTTGCTTCTTTTCGTGTGATTTCCCTTGGAAGTTCTATTTTCATCACGCCACCTTTTTCAGAAACACGCCTGAATACACTTCGCTTCCACCAAAACCACCAGCGATACCCAACCC